TTGATATCGCTTGTTAGTACTGTTTGATTTTGTTCTTCTTGTGCAGCAAACAGTAACTGCTCATGGTTGGCATTAAGGTCAGCTGCCTTAACTGATGACCCTGCCGTATATGTAGCCTTTGCACTATCTACATCTGTATCACGAAAGATACGTATAGCTGCTGGACTAGCTGGTATGTTGCCTGATGTAAAAACTACATTACCACCACCTGTAGTAGTGTAACTTGTAATATTGTAGTGTGTGCCTGATGATTTGATGACACCATCTACATCAACTTTTACATCTGATTCTTGTATAGAAGGGAAAGAAAACGACTTAGTAGCGTTCCCATCCCCAGTATAATCTATGAATGTTGTTGCCATTTATTTGTATATGTTGAGGATGTTTGTTGTATCTCTAAGTTTTAAAACTTTATCAAGTTTTGCATCTCTTTGTTCTTTTATTAATGCTGCTACCTCTGGGTCTGACATTATACTTGCCCATGCTTTTTTTCTAGCTTTTTGAAATAGCTGATCTATCTTACCATTATGCCAGTAGTTTCTTGCATCATACTGAGCACGTTTACCATCACGTATATCTTTGTACATCTGTTTCATAGACAGCTGTGCCTTTTCGTTTTGTGATAATTTATCAAGCTGACGCTCTAAATTTTGATCGCCTATAGCTTTCATAAAACGTGATCTAATTGTAGGATGGTCAGTTAAGTTTGTACCATCTGGTGCATAATATGTTGATAAACGTAAGTCGTAACCACTCTCAAATAAAAACTGTCTACCGGGTGTTACAGCTAGATTTAGTGGTATAGGACTAATTGAATTATATAGTCTAGTATAGAAATCATATGGCTTGATAGGCTGACCATTAAGCATATCATACTTTATAGGTAAGTCTTCGCCGGGTAGCATTTCAAACAATAAGTTACGGTTACGTATAGACTGGTCAATACCAGACCCAATCTCACGCATATATGGTACAAAAAGTTTACCTAGCTCGTTACGTAAACCAGCTAAAGGTATCTGGTTGTTCATTAAGTTAGCTACAATTCTTTCAGCTTGCCCGGGTCTACCAGCAAACAAGTCAGTAAAAGATTGTAGTCCAGCTAAATATGACTTACCAGCTATAGCTTGTGCTATAACCAAGGATACTTTCTGTAGTTCTCTTTCTGTCCACTCTTCACCCATAAGCTCACTTGCATCACCTATATCAGCTATTGTAGACATTATAAGGTTGAATGGTTCGATAGAATCGTAACCTACACGTATGCCAGCTAGTTCTATACTTCTGGGTATATAACCAGCATCTATCCAACCTTGACGTTTTTGTCTGTCAGCAGGGCCATTGCCTGTAAGTTTACCGTTCATCCAAGCATTTACAGCTAAAAATGTTACAGCAGAACCTATAGCCAATCGACCTGTCTGTAGTGCCTGTGCGTTAGCTAATTCTTCTGGTGTAAATATACCATACTGGTTTACACTGTCTAGGTTTTTAGGATTAGCAAAAGCTATATCGTTAAACTCTTTGACTAAAAAGTTAAAACCCGGTGTATGTTTACCTGTAAGTTTTAGACCGTTTACACCTGTTCTAGCAAACAAGAAGAATGGTCTTGTCAAAGGGTTAGCTGACATTATGTCACCAAGTCCCTTAGCTAGTCCTGTAAGTGGTTGTGTTAGTGTAACTTCTTTACGTGCAAACTCAGCGGCTTCGTCTATAATGTTGCCGTTTGCATCAAACACTTGACTATAAAAGTCATCCTGATAAGCCTTCATAAGTTGAGGTGTTATCTCAGGTAGCTTGATGCCATCACTCTGTAAATCTAATACTCTACGCATAGCTTTTTCACGCATCTTAGCACGACCAAGTAAAAAGGCAAACATGTCGTCAGTTGCTGCCATGAGTTTTGTAGAGTATGTAAATAAGTTTATATTATTTATACTACGCACCATATTTGTTAAAGCAAATACTGCACGATCTCCATAGTTAGCTCTACCACTATCTTCTGCCCATCTACGTAATATCTCCCAGTTGTCATCATTCTTAGTAAACTCTGCGTAACGTGTCTTAATAGTAGACATTTCTCCAGTCCAGTAAGAGTTAAGTCTTCTATAGAATAACTCAAATGCCTCTGGTATAGATTCGTTCATAGCGTTGATAGAAGCTAAGGACGCACGTATTGTAGCTGCATCACCATTAAATGGATAACGCATGGTAGCACCAATAAGTGTAGATAAAGGTCTAAGCATTGTTGCAGCAGATGTACCCATCATTGCTCGCATTGGTGTTTTAGGGCCACTTAATATACTATGACTCATTGTTTCCTGTAAACTTCTAAGCAAAGCTCCTGTACGGTCAGCTGCATTAGGATCTAGTTTACCACCTAACAATACTGTTCTTGCCCAGTTATCAAAGTCTTCTAGATTGTGTATCTCTTTCATCATAGAAAACGCTTCAAACAATCCGTTTAGCAAGTTATCATCAGGATCATCTCCAGCTATCTTAAGCATAGTCATAATAGATTCTTTTGTATCTACCATTTCTTTCTTAACAGCAGTATCTATAGCTTCTTTCATAGATCTAGCATCTAGACCTTTGAACTCATCGGATAATATTAATCTTGTTCTTTTTGTTTGTTCTAACGCAGTAAGCATAGTATCTACAATCTGTTTAGCTGGGCCATCTATATCATCTACAGACACAAAGTCCATGATCTCTCTACCAGCTATACCTGTATCTCTTAGCATTTTTAACAGTGAACCAATAACAAGGTCAGCTGCAACTACGTTACGTGCTGTCCAAATCTCTTGCCCATTAACTGTGTTAGTTTCTTCCCATAATCTTCCAAGATATTCTTCAGCAGATAGTTCTTTAGCATTTCTACCATTAACTATTTCTTGGTGCATATCTATAGCATATCTGTATTTATCTACAAGAGCCTGTCTGTTGCCTTTTACAGCGTCTAGTTCTTTTGCAAACTTTTCAGTGCTCATCAGTTTACGCATAACACTTTCAACAACATCATCTGACGTACCAGCTTCTCTAGCTACACGCTCACGTTCTAGTGGTGTAGTAACTGACCCGGTTGAGCCATCTTCTGATCCCCACTCTGTACGTGTACGCTCAAGCTGCATACGTGCGTCTTCTGCGTTTACTTCTGATATGTGTGCTCCTTGATGTCTGTCAGCTATCGGTGCATTTTTATCTGCCCGAAACTGCTCTTCTCCTTTACGTATCTGTGCTAGTCCAGCTTCGATTGTCTGCTTTTCTACACTATCATTACGTGCTCTTATTTGATTACGTACCTTAGTACTGCCTTTACCTACCAAGAAGAACGCACCATCAGCTACAAGTCCTATACCCATACCTTCTATGATGTTTTTTACTTTCATCATTATAGGATGGTCTGTGTCTTTTGTAGTTAGTGGTGTATCTGCCCAGCCATAGTGTTTTGTAAGAGCACCTAGAGCGTTGTGTCCGTCTGACTCTTTAGATATAAGGTCAGACAAAGCACCAATACCGGCTGCTCTACGTATACTACCAGCTTTTAGTAGTGCTGTAGCACCACCAGCAAGCATTGGTATACCTGTTGCTGCAAGTCCTTTAGCTGCTAGAACTGTGCCTAGAGCCATTGTACCAAAGTGTACTGTACCACGTGCTAGTTTACCCCACCATGTTTTGGTAATAATAGGATCTTCGTAGCTATTGAATGGTTGCCAGTCAGGTGCATAGTAACCTTTCTCTTCTCTTTCTTTTGCCATTTCGCCAGAGAGTGCATCTATCGTACGCTCTGGAAATGTTGTTATAGAAGATGCTGTGTCTTGTGTACCACCAGTAATAGCAGACTGTAGCTCTTTTGCTACTGCCCTGATACCCCACTTTTCAGCGTTTCTAGGATCATCCTGTTCTAGTAGTGCCTGTCTTTCAGTTTCATCATCTACTTGTTTAGCTTCAGCCGTAGCCTGTTGTCTCTTCAGCTCATTACCAAATTCATTGATGAGCTGTGCAGACTGTTCAACCGCTAACGGGTCGAGTTCATAGTCTCTTTCTTCTGCCATGATTTATTTGAGTTTGTCATCCACAAGTGCCTTAGCAACTGCTGGAAGTAAATTGTCTAGTTGATTCATTGGTGGTAAGAATCCTACTATTTGCATAAACTGATCCATGTCAGCTTTTGGTATATTAACCTGTCTTCTAAATGTAGGGTCGCCGTTTAGCACCTTACCTTGTGCAATCTTTTGTCTAAGTCTACCAACTATAAGAGCAGATTGTATCTGTTCATCAAACTTATCTGTTAGCTCAAATGGCATAGTTTGTGCCTGTAGCACTGATAGTAAGCCTGCACCTGTAAAATCATACATACCGAAGTTATCAAAGCCCATATTGTATAATGCTAAGACCTCTGCAATAGTGTGGTCTTTTAAAGGTTTTTGTAACTTAACATACTTACCGTTTTTCTTTACAGCATCATAGCCACCATTAGATCTTGACTTAGGGTTGACAAGCCTGTTTAGTACATAACTCATGTTTGAGGCTGTAAAAGCTGCTCGTAGTGTTTTAGATGATGTATTATTATGTGTAAGTAGATTAGAATTATCTACATCTTCATACTCTGACTTAGTTTTTTTAGGTAATCGACCTGTGCTTTCTAGTCTAATTCTTGCTAGATCATGTGGATCTAAGTTTTTGTACTGTTTAGCTGCTAATGTATAGTATTCTGGCAAGCTACCTAATTTAAAGTCTGACTTAAAGTATACTTCTGCTGCATCTAAATATGGCTTTTCACCAGCAATCGCTGTATTACTATTGATAATATCAGGCTGCACTATTGATGCTGTTTTAAATGTGTTGATAGCTTTACCAGCTGCGTTAGCCGGAGAGTACTCAGGTAACTCATTAAACTTGTTTGCTTTGATTTGACTAATAACAAAGTCCTCTGCACCAGACTGGGCTGTTGAATCAGATGCACCGTTGCCTTTTAGTTCTGCAAACTTTGCTCTAAAACCTTTGTAGGCTTGTCTTTCGATTGCTACAAACTTAGGTGTAGTAGCTTTACTTAGATCATTTTCAAAGGTATGTTGAGCCACGTTTGCTTTGATAAGCTTTTTGGCTTCTTTTTCTATGTCATCTGGTACACTTTCAAGACTTGCTCTAGTTACAGCAGCAGTTGCTCTTTCAAGTAGTTGTGGGTTTACTATTGTAGATATGTCTTCGTTAGTAACTGTACCACCTTGACTAGCTATAAACTCTAATCTTTCTACTTTTGCAAGCTCATCCTCAAACCCTGCGGTGTATAAGTTTTTTAGTTCTTCTGGATACTTAGTATTGTTAAAACTTGTTCTCCAAGCTTTAGTTACATTCTTAATATAGTCTTCGTCTTTTGGCCCTTCATAGTTTGTTATATACTCAAAAACAAACTTTTTCTCTTCTGCCTCGATTCTTTCTTGTACAGCTTCAGCTTCGCCAGCTTCAAACTTAGCTACAGCAGATCTAAGCTTGTTAGCATTAGTAGGGTCTAGCTTTTCAAATGTAGTAAGGCTGCCATCTTTAGCCTTGAATGGTGTTGTAAGTAAAGAGTCAACCTGATCTGGTAACACATATCCTGACAGTATGCCAGTCTCCATGTTTTCAGTCCATTCGTTCTTTGCTATCTTCATACCAGCCCCGGGTGAAAGCTTGTTGTAGTATGCAGCTTTTTTCTGTATATACCCTGCTGGCCCAAATGCACCACTTAGTGATGTGGTTGGGTTGTTAGCTGAGTCCCATATCTGTAACTGTTCTGTTGTTTTTAGCGATGCTCTAAACGCAGACTCCTGTGTCTGCTCCCATCTTTGTAGTAATACCCTACGATGTGCATTTATCTTAGGCATTAGATGTTTACGCAAAACCCTATCACTTATGGTTGGGTTTGCATTTCTAGCAGCAGCTATAATCATAGCAGAGTTGATATCTAGAAACTGGTTTGCCTGTTCTGGGTCAAGTATCTCGTTCCAACCAATAGGCCCATCTTCACTAGGTAAACGTATATCACCTATACCCTGACTAAAATATCCGGGTACATTAGTAGCTATTCTGTTAGCAACCTGTCTATCATTAGCACCGGCTTGACTGTTAGCAGCTGTTAGTGTCATACGTGACAAAAACCTTGGAGCTCCTTCTACTTCTAACTGACCAGCTTCTCCATATAGATCTACGTTTAGTATACCATCTTCTGTTTCTAGGCTGCTATCTTCTACAAGGGATTGTCCGACTGCTTCTAGACGTTTATAGTCTGCAATTTCATCATTCATGTCCTGTAGCTTTTGAACTCCTTTCATAGCTGTAGGAATGAAGTCTATAAGTTTACCTACAGTTGCCATGTTCCTACTGTGTTGAGCATTAAAGTCGTTGATTCTCTGCTGTATAAATTGAGAATGATCTTGCTCTAGCTCTTTAGCTTGCTCTCCTACATTCTTGACTTGATCGCCTTCTGTATCAGCGTATGCCATCTTGTCGTCAACCTGTGGGGTCATGCCCGATTGACGACCGACGGTTTCAAAATATGATGAACTCATACAACCTCCATGTTTACATCTATCTTACTGTAGTCAACAGTCAGATGGTTCTGATCTATACCTACAGCCATTGGATTTTTCTTAAGTACATCTTGAGCCATAGCTCCACGGAATCTTACCTCACCACCTTTGTAGTTAAACTCGTATATGTTGTAACCTTGTGGCGATACACCAACATGTTCTATATTTTCTTTAAGTTTGATGTCTGAGTTCGATATAGCAGCAGAAGCTAGAGATATACCAGCATTGATAAATGTGCTTAGGTAATCTGTTGGTGGCATTAGAACTGGAGCACCAAACTCCGGTCTATTACCTAACTTTTGTCTAGCTGCTACTTGTTGTGTCTGCATCTGCATTAGACGCTTTCTGTATCTAGCATCCATGTTGCGGCCAAACTCTTTCTTTATTCTATTTTCTAGACCTCCCTTGGCTGCTAGTAGTTGTAGTAACTGGCCTCTTTGTGAAGCCTTAGTCCTACCGCCTTGGAAAGATCTACCTCTTGCTTTACCAGCGATATACTTCTTGTATGCTGTCTCAGCAGACTTAAAAGCAGCTCCCTGTTTCTCTAGGGCTCTAGCATAGTCATTACTGATACCTATGCTGTATCCTCTAGCTATTCTATTTTTGTCTCTTTTGAGTCCAGTTTCTCTGTTCCAATACTGTAAACTCTGTGACTTAAATTTAAAAGTCTTATCTAGGTGTCGTTGCTTTGCAGCAAAACGAGCACCGGCATTAGCATCTACGCACACGGCAAAATTCTATAAATGTTATACTGTTTGGCCCATGTTTTACTTTACGTAAAAACTTGAAGCCTAGAAACTTTAGCAGTCTAAGATGTGCTTCGTTTCTGCTATCGACTATATTCCAAAGGAGAGGCTCTGTGCGGCTATCGACATACCGCTTGGCTTCTCTTGCAAATGTAATCGGGTATCGGTGTATCTCTGGAGTGCAAAGCATCCATATATCACCTTCTTTTCCTACTCCGGCCATGCCAGCAGTCTTGCCGTCAGGCACTGTGAAATACACGTAGGATGGGTTCTGAGACATCAGAAAAGGAAGGGCGGTAGGATCTATCCCATGCCCCTCTTCAACCTCTCTGAGGTCATCTGGACGGAGATTAGAGGCAACCTGTGTGGCAGCCTCCAACGTGATTGGGTGAATGTAATTAGACACGTCTGTAATATTTTTGATTAGCGTCACCTTCCCAAGACAGCGATCTAAGCGTAGCTGGTGCAGGGTGACTTGATGTTAACGTTATCTCTACGTTTGTGTTTCTTTCGTATACTGGTACAGTCTGTATATGTTCTTCTAAATACGGTGCTCTTGAAGCGTTGTAAATATCCATAATAGGTGACTCGTATACTTCTGTGTAGTCTGGTTTACCTACACGTTCTAATTTTGTTTCGTATAGACCTACCTTTCCGAAGTGAAACTTAATTCTGTGTACAACCAGAGAGGAGTTTGTATCAGATACAACTTGCTGCTCTGTTTGTTTCTGTGGGTAGAATCTAGGAAACTTAACTTGGTATGGATATAAATAACCTATTGTAAGTGTGTCACCTTGCCAGTTACCCGGTACAGTAAAGCTTGTTCCTGATACTGTACATTTACCATATCTACCTTGGTCTTTAGTAGGAGCTGGTGTACCGCCTTCATCAATTACAACTAACTCGTGGTTAGGTGATGTAACGGTATTTAGCCAGCTAACACCAGAAAAGGTAGTCAGATTCGTAGCTGAGTCAAAGTTGCCGCCGCTAACAGTAGTATGATTATCCACATGTAATAAGAAGTCGACATTATCTATACTTGTTGAGGGGTCATTATCAGACTGCACAAGTTTGATGCTTTGTAGGTAGTAGTCACTATCTAAAAAGAAATACTCGTCATCTATGATAAAATGATATATCAAAGGATTGTTGAGCTTCCATTTAAACCATGCAGCCTGTTGTCTTTTTTCTCCGACATTTAGATACTTGTATCCAAAGACGGTATCTGAGTTTGTCTTACCTAATAATATAATAGAATTTTCTCTAGAATTAGTTATTAGATCTATGTCTTTTGGTAGTAGCGTAGGTACAACTTTACTTACTTCTACTACATTTGGCTCTCCTTCTCGACGTACGTTTGCCATTTCATTGAATCGGCTAAACTTGTTTGAGTTATCTACATAAGCTACTGTAGTGCCTAGAGATATGGGAGATATATCTTTATTATAATTATATGTAGATACACTGCGTAATTTAGCTGTGTCTGGATTTAAAACTGTATCGTCAGATGACAGTAAAAACTGTTGGTTTGTGCTAAATACAAGTAAACCTGTGTTGATTTCTATACCATCAAACAACTCGGATGGAAACATAGAAGCAGCAGATATATCAATAGGGTCTGCCGCACCGACAGTCAAAGCAGATTCAACAAAGAAATCTGGTATACCTAACGTACCCGGTCTACATAATACTACATTCTCACCTGACAGCAGTGCTAGTCTATTACGGAAAAACAATACTTTGTTAATACGTCCACCTACAAACGATGGCATAGGGTTAGTAGTATCATCACCAACATCTCTATCTCTGTATGTAAATGGTCTAACAGTAAACGTAGTCGTAGCTGTACGCTGTATGACAAGTGGCATGTTAGTCAGGGACTTAGCTATACCCGGCTTTGCACACTCTGACCATGAGCCAGATCCATCTCTGTTGTTCTCTCCATCAAATCGTAGATAGTAGTCATCTTCTTCTGCCATACGAGAGTTAGAGATCTTTACAATGTATCCATGTTTACACTGATTAGGTAAGTTAGTTACATCGTTTACTGAACTCTGCATAACACGCATGAGATCTTCTTCTACAACTGTTACGTTAAAATTATTAGCACTAGATATGTATATACCTGTACCTATAATCTTAGCACTTATACCTGATATAGTATCAATCTCAGTCTTCATACCAGCTAATATAGTATCAGCTGTAACGGCTGTATCAGCATCAAAAGGTGTGGGCTCAGGTCTGACTAACTTAAGATTAGCATTTACTGAAGTAGTTTCGTGATCTTCTACACGTATAGTATAGTTGAATCCTTCCATAGTTACAGTTGTTGTATCACCTGTAGTCCAACCTTCACCGCCATGTAGTAATACTACTTCTCTATTGTAGCTACATCTGTAGTTATTACCACCGGGGCCATTCTGACTAGCACTGTAATTAGGACTTACACCTTGTTGCCCCAAAGTATTGAGTCTGAATATTAAGTTTGTTTTACTACCAGAGTCAACACTAAATACTTCTGTACCTATACCGGGGCAGTCTCCAGAGCCATCAGTCTCATCAAGTGTATCACTCTGTATCTTGATACGTGTAGCTCTTGTAAGTGTTTGAACAGTTGCATCGTTGTAGAAGTTAAGCCCATACTGTCTACCGTTTTCTGTACGTAGTAGCTCTATAAAAGCGAAGTGAGCATCTGGTGTAGCATCTGTAGTTCCCGTTGTCCCAACGAGAGTGTTAGCATTAGTAGTATCACGACTATTAACAAAGGTGGTATCGTTAATTGTGAGGAACTGGAGGTTTTCTGGCTCACTTGTTGCTAGATAATTTTGTACTGTTGACTGGTGATTAACACCATCATGTGTGTAGCTGGTGGTCATCAGCTGCCCGTCTGTACAACGCCACACTCTGACCTGACCATCCGCTGCTACTTGTCCTATATAAGATCCTTCTGTCTCGTCACGAAAGTAATGGAACCACGAACCACCACTCTGTACACTAGATAGAGCATCAGTTCCGATTCGCTTACTACCCGGCCTCTTGAACAGACCTTTAGTAACGTCTGGTATAGCGTTGACTACATCTGTTACCTGACCCGGAAATTTTAAGTGGTCTGGCTGCTCTGATATGCCTGCTGAGTATTGAGGGATAGTTTGTGTTATGCCTGCCATTATCTTCTAAGGTTTTTAAATGGTTGATATGTTTGATATGCAGTGTCATCTTCAAATCCAAACATACTATGATCTCCCTGATTACACTCATACTCCATGAGAGCTGCTCTTGCTTGACCCTCTTGTACACCAAGTAGTCTTACCAAAGCTGGGTTTGCGACTAGCTGTGTAGCTGCCTGCCTAGATGCTCTGTATATTATAAATCTTCTGAAGACGATAGGTAGATCTTCAAATCTGTATAGTCTGACAATATCTAGATCTAAGTCAACTGTAAATACATCTGTATGATCTTGCTTGTCATATAAGAATCCGTTACGACGTACGAGGTTGAATGTACGACGAGCTTGATTATCATGTAAATCCATCGACAATATGTCATCACCAATAGCAATCTTGCCATTAGCATCTCTTGAAAATTTTACATGCTTTTCTGTGTTAAAATGCCACCCCTCTGCTTGCGTATCTACGTTAGCATCACGGAGTAGGTTAAATATAAATGACACCTCTGGGTTATCAAAGTTAAGAGTTGTTAGAGGTGCTTGTCCGATAGCTCCCAGTATAGAGTTCACTGCGGATAGTTCGGTATCGGTGTCAATAGTTGTGGTCGCCATAGAAAAAAAGGGGAGCCGAAGCTCCCGTATAAAATATAAATTAGAAGCCTGATGGCTTTGTAGCTGTTCCAGCAAATAGCTCAACAGCAGCAGCAGGGTTAAGTGCGTCTGCTCCCATAGCTAGGCGACCTAAGATTACGTCACCTTGGTATACAACTG